TACGCCACATCGCTCGACGAGCTGCTTGACCAGCTCCGCAGGATCACCGGCGACGACGAGCTGGAACTCGGCTCCGAGTGGAAGTCCTAACTGCTCACGGTGATCGGGGTGAGCACGGTGGCCTGCTCGCTCAGCAGCCCGGACAGGGACTGGTCGAGCGCCTGGTACGGGGTGATCTGGGCCTGGAGCGCGAAGTCATCCCAGGAGTAGGCGCCGACGATGAACGTGACGGGCGCCATCGTGACCTCGCCCCCGTAGGCGAAGTCCGTCAGGATCAGCCGGACCACGGTCCCGGCCTGATCCGTCCCCGGGTCGACGGGTGCGCCGCCCGCGTTGAGGAGCTGCCCGTAGCTGGCGGTGAACGGCCCGGCGAACGACGCCCGCTGGTAGACCTGCAGCACGTTGTTCCCGACGGCCTGCGCGGCCCCGGCGGACATGACCCCGGCGGAGGACAGGTCCATGTACGTCTCGATGACGCCGTGCGCCGCCACGGACTGGGCGTTGGTCACGCTGGTCAGCCCGTACGTCGCTGACGTGCCGGCGGCCACCCCGTCGGAGATCTCGTACCGGATGAAGATCGTGTTGATGTCCCCGCCGAGAGTCCTGGCCACCGGGTCAGTGACGATGAGCAGCCGGTTCACCGTCGTGGGCAGCGGGAACACGGACAGGTCTGTACCTATCGACCCGCCGGGCTGGCTGGAGGCGTACCACGTCAGGCCGCCCCTGGTGCAGACAAGGTTGAGCAGGTCGGTGATCGTCGATGAGCCGGAGTCGACTTCCTGCCCGGTCCAGATCCCTGACGGCGACCCGATGCCCGGGTTGTGCCACGGCAGCCCCCGGGCGATCGCCTCGTTCACCGGGTCGTCCGGGATCCCCGCCGGCCAGGTCCCGGAGTAGACGGCCGCGAAGTCAGTGCCGCGGTTCCCGTCGCCGACGGCCGTCAGCTGGACGCCTGAACTGCCGTACACCGGCTCGTCGAGTTTCCCTGACCACACCTGGTGGCCGCCGCGGGTGACCCGGACCTGCCAGCCGGGGTTGAGCATCTGGTTCCGGTAGGTGGCGGGGATCATGACGGTGCAGGTGAGCTGGTCCGATCCGCCGGGGCACACGTAGCTGTAGGTGAGCGCTGAGACGGCGCCGAGCGTGCCGAGGTACTGCCAGCTCGAGGAGCCGGGCGCGGCGACGGAGACCTGGCTGGTACCCGGGTAGGCCTGCGGCACGGACGCCCCGGCGGCGGCCTGGACGGTGCCCCCGGTCCCGACGATGGACAGCGTCCCGGTGCCGGACAGGACGCCCGTGTTGCCCAGGACGACGCCGGACACGGACAGGGTGCCGGACCCGGACAGCGCCGGTCCGCCCCCGCCGCCCGCGCCCGCGGTGTAAGTGGCTCCGTAGGTTGCGGTGTAGGCCGGGCCGGTGCCCGTGATGAGGTAGACGGCCCCCGCGGCGGCGGTCAGCGTGCCGGACCCGGAGAGGGTGACGGCCTCGCTGATCGTCCCGATGACCGAGCCGGACAGGGTGCCCGACCCGGACAGTGCGGTGGCCTTGAGGATCCGCGACCCCGACCAGGCCAGCGTCCCGGAGCCGGCCAGGGCGGCCTTCCCGCCGAACGCGCCCCTGCCAGCCAGGGTTCCCGAGCCGGTCAGCGTGGCTGACCCGGAGTGCAGCGTGGTCGCCGTGTAGGTGATGACGATCTGGCCGTCGCCGCCGTTTCCGCCGGCCGCGCCTACGGTGGAGGAGGACCCGCCGCCGCTGGCCCCCGAACCGGGTGTGGTGCCGTCGGTGCCGGTCCCGATCGCGCCCGCCGCGCCGGCGGCTCCTGCGGGTGACCCCGCGCCTGCCGTTCCCGCGACTGTCCCGCTGGCCGCGCCGCCCGCGCCGCCCGCGCCCGCCGATCCGCCGCCCGCGCCGCCCGACTTGAGGCCGGTTCCGGTGCCGCCCGATCCGCCGGCGCCGCCGCTGTTGTGGATCGAGTTCGTGCTGCCCGATCCGCCTGAGCCGCCGCCGGGAGCTGCCCCGCTGCCGCCGAAATGGGCGGTGACAGTTACCGAAGCGCCCGTGAAGGTGGTGTTGGTGCCGGTGCCGCCCGCGCCGATGGTGAAGGCGCAGTTCGACCCGCCGGCTACGACGAGGGTCGTCTCCTCGGCGTACTCGCCGCCGCCGCCGCCGCCGCCGGCGTGGGTGTTCGTTACCCCGTGGCCGCCGCTGCCGCCTTCGCCCCAGCACTGGACGTCAAGCGACGTGACGCCGGCCGGGACGGCCCACGGGCTGGTGCTGGCTGGCGTCAGCGTTACAGTGGTCATGGGCCGTCACTGAGTGCGATCGTAGAAATACCTCGGGTAGTAACTCACCGAGATGACGGGAGCCACGCCGTCGGCCGAGTAGCAGAACAGCGAGTTGTCCCCGTCCGCCGGCTCGACCGCGATGGCGCCCCCGGAGACGACGGAGTTATCCAGCACGCTGATCGCGTTGGGACGTCCGCCGTTGGAGCCGAGCACGGGCCCGAGGGACAGGTTGGGCTGCGGCTCGTCGATGAAGTAGGTGCTGTAACCCGAGACCGGCTCGTTGACGATGACGCTGCTCCCCATCGTGTCGAGGAAGATCGCGTCGTAGAACCGGTCCGCGCTGTTGCTGTCCATCACCGTGACCGTGTAATAGCCGCCGGTGTTGTCCGGCGCGACGGCCTTGACCGGCAGGGTGAGCACGCCCGCGGTGATGACCCCGTTGACCACCTGCGACGGGGTAATCGTGACCGGCAGCGTGGTGACGGAGTATTTGGGTCCGCCGCTGAACTCGTACTGGTTCACGGTGACCGTGATGTTCCTCGACCCGGACCCGGACAGCGACGCGGCGATCAGGTAGATGGTGTACGTACCGCCGAAGTCGGCGTTCAGCCCGGTGATCGGCTGCGGCATCCGGTACTCATGCGTCCCGTCCGGCGCGTCGCCGCCGCCGCCGACGCTGACCAGCGGCTGGAACGTCTTCAGCGCGCCGAGGGGCGGCCTGTGAACGATGAGCTGCTTGAAGGCCGCGCTGGCGTACGGGGTGATGATCAGCTTTCCCGCGCCGCCCGCGCCGCCGGCCTCCGCGGTCCCGGTGGAGTCCGCGCCGCCGCCGCCGCCGCCGGGCTGGCTTCCGGCCGTCCCCGGCGTGTTGGCTGAGCCGCCGCCCGCGCCGCCCGCGCCGCCGCCGGTCACGGCCGCCGCGCCGTTGTTCGTCGGCGACCCGCCGGGGAACGTCAGCCGGACCTGGCCGTGCGCGCCCGCGCCGGACGTCGACGAGCTATAGGTTCCGCCGCCGCCGCCGCCGGGAGCCTGCCCGGCCGACCCGGGGTTGCTGGTCGCGCCGGACCCGGAGCCGCCGCCGCCGCCGTCGGGGGGCGCGGTGCCGGGGTTGCTGTACCCGTTGCCGGCGTTGCCGGTGGTGGCCGCCCCGGCCGACGACCCGCCGCCGCCCGCGTAGGGGAACGCTTTGCCGCCCGCGCCGCCGCTGAAATGCACGGACGCGGTGCTGCCGGACCCGCCGATGCCGGAGCCGCCGGTCCAGGTCTCGAACCGGCCGCCGTTCCCGAAGTCGGCGCTGACCGACTGGGAACTGTCCCCGGTGAATGTGGACGCCACGCCGTTGCTGCCGTTCGACCCGGCCACGGTCTGCGCCGCGCCCCCGGTCCCGACCACGGCGTTATAGCTGTTGCCCGGGGTGACGGGGATGAACCCGGCCGCGTACTCGCCGCCGCCGCCGCCTCCGCCGTTGCCTGAGCCGGAGCCGGTCGCGCCGGAGCCGCCGCCGCCCCAGCATTCGGCGAGCACCTGCGTCACCCCGGCCGGAGCGACCCACACCGTGGTCCCGGTGGCCGTGAACACGACAGCAGCGGTCCCCATCGGCGTGCCGCCGGGGCTCGAGGTACCGCCGGAGGACCCGCCGCCGCCGCCGACCGAGCCGCTGGCCGTGCGCCCCTGGCCGCCCGGGTAGTGCACGCTGTTGGTGCTGCTCGCGCCGCCAGCCGCGCCGGTGATGGAGTTCTGCGCCGCCGAGACGCCGCCTCCGGCCAGGACCGCCAGCGACCCGGACGGGTCGGGCCCGAAGACCGTGTTCCCGCCGTTCGCCGGGCTGGCGCCCGGCGTGCCGCCCGCGCCGACGCTGTACGGGATGACGTCACCCGGGCTGCACGGGAAGATGTCTTCCCGCGCGTACTCGCCGCCGCCGCCGCCGCCGCCGACCCCGGTCCCGGTCTCGCTGGCGCCCGCGCCGCCGCCGCCGATCGCCTCGACCTTCAGCCACGCCGTCAGCGCCGGGACCGTATAGGTCCCGATCCCGGTGGCGGTGATCGTCGTGGGCGTGCCCGCGGTGGGCGGCTGCTGGAAGGACAGGCTGGCCGGGGCCCGCGCGGTGCCGAGCAGCCCGTACAGCGTGTAGAGGTTCCCGCGGGTGACCGGGGTGACGGTCTGGGTGGACGGGACGGCGGTCAGCGCGTCGACGTAGGCGGTGCACCAGGACAGCCGGGGGATGCCCCGGTCCTGCCGGTTGACGATCGTCAGCGTGTAGGACGCTACCGAGCTGTAGAGGAACAGCGGGTTCACGGTCCCGGACGGGAACGGGATGCTGATCCGGGTGAAGACCGGGTTCCCGGCGGCCTGGGTGACGGGCAGCCGCAGGTTGCTCCGCGACATCGGGATCGTCTGGCCGTTCGTGTCGGTCAGGGTGATCCAGCAGCTCACCCCGTGGATGCGCCCCGGGTATTCCAGCCACGGGTACCAGCGCGACCCGAGCCCGAACCAGAACTGCAGCGACGTCATCGACGTCAGGTTCAGCGGCGACGTGAATTTCGCGCTGTAGTTCAGCGCCGTGTTCTGGCCGCCGGGGTCGCCGAAGCTGTCCGGGTCCCACAGGGCGGTGAACGGCCCGACGGCGCACTGGGTGGACTGGGAGAACTGCGGCCCGGAGATCGCGGAGAAGTTGTCGAGGACGACCGGCGCGGGCGGCGGCGGCGGCGTCGGGGTCTGCGGGACCGCCCCGGTGAACGCCGGGGTGTACTGCACGTCGGACCGGCCGTAGGGCAGCGCCGGGATCGTCAGGGTGACGTACATGACGCCCTGGTCCTCAGCGAGCGGCGAGTACACCGGCTGCGACGGCTGCGCGCGGAAGCAGTCCAGCACCAGCGGCAGCCGCGTCCCGGTGCCCGGGTCGCGGGTCCAGGTGATCGTCCACGTGTCCTGGTCGCAGACCTGCCCGAGGACTTCCCGGGCGGCGGCGAGCAGCTGCAGGTCCCCGGCCGGCGAGACGATCTTCACCGGCAGCACGATGGTCCGGTTGCTGGCCCGGCGCCCGAAGGGCCGTTCCCCGTCGAGGATCAGCGAGGCCACGAAATCGGCGGTGGGCTGCGCGGCGCCCAGGCTGTACGAGCCGTCGTCGGCGAGCAGGAAGATGGCCCCGGCGCACGCCGGGATGAGCGACGGGACGCCTCCCTCGGCGCCCAGGAGCTCGATGCTGTTGCCCAGGACGAGACTGTTCGCCATCACCGGCCCCCGCGCGGGTCAGTCGTCACTGGCTCCTCCGGGGTCACGGGTAGCGGCGGCGGAACGAGGCGTCGGCGCCCGCTCCGTTGATCACCCCGCCGACGTGCTGGCCGGTGCGGGCCGGGATTGCGGCGGCGACGCCGGTCAGCGACCGGACTTCCGCGCGGAGCGCCCGCAGCTCGGCGACCATCGGATCCTGGCTGCCGGAGACGACCCGTTCCGGGGCGCCGGTGTTGTTCATTGCCAGCGACAAACCGGTCGGGAGCCACCCGCCGCGGTCGTAGTATCCGTTGGCCAGGTGAAACGCCTCAGCGGATATCGGGTCGCCGTACCTGCCCCGGATGTAGTTGATCATCCAGGCGATCTGCTGGGCGGCGTTGCCGTACTCGTAGCCGGGCCCGAACCCGGCGATGTTCTGCGCGATCCCGGATGCACTTGATCCCGGGTTCTTGATGGTCGAGCTGCCGCCGGACTCCTGCATGATGATGGCGAGCATCGCGGTCCACTCCGCCCCGGTCCACCCGGCGGCGGCGGCCATCCTCTTGGCCAGCGCGATGTTGGCCGCGTTCGAGCCGCCCTGCCCGGCGAACGCCCCGACCGCCCCGCCCCCGGTGACCGCCTTCGCCGCCGCCGCCGCGCTTGCGGCGGACGCTTTCTGGAAGACGCCCTGCGCCTGGGTCATCCCGATACCGAGGCCGTTCATGATCTGCTTGCCGGCTTCGATCGCCCAGTCGGGCGGCGACTTGATGCCGAGGAACTTGAGGATCTGCCCGGGGATCCCCTTGATGAAGTTCCACACGCTGCTGATCACGCTGGTCATCCCGGACAGCAAGCCGTTGATGACCCCGGCACCCCAGGAGGTCAGGACGCTCCCGGCCGAGCCGAGGGCGCTGGTGATCTTGCCGGGGATCCCCTTGAAGAAGTTCACGACGCTGGTGATGCCGTTCTGGACCCGGGTGACGGTGTTGTTCCAGATCGTGTTCCACGCGGTCACCGCGGCGGACGAGACGGCATTGAGCGCGGTGGACAGCGCGGCCTTCATCGTGTTGTACGCGGCCTCGACGGAATGCGCGCCCTGGATGACCCGGCCGATCGTCTGGGTCCAGATCTTGTTCCAGGTGTCAGTCGTGTTCGAGATGATCTCGCTGAACACGGCCGCGATGTCGTGCCGGAAGGCGTCGAAGACGGACGCCACATCGTGGGTGGCCGTCTTCGCCGTAGCCGACATGCTGTCCCAGTTGGTCATCAGCGTCTTGACCACGTAGGACACCGTGTTGATGGCGCCGGCGATGACGTTGAACGCGATGCCGATGGTCCGGGCCACGTCCGCCGCGCTCATCGTCGTCAGCAGCTTGCCGACCGCGGTGACAACCTTGCCGATCCCGTCGCCGATCGCGGTAAGCGCGGGGCCCTCCAGGGAATGGAACTGGTCCAGGAACTTCTGGAACCCGGCCGACGGCGCGATGCTGGAGATGGAGCCGGCGAGCCCGTGAACAGCCCTGCTCACGTCCGTGACCTGCTTGGTGAACAGGGCGTTGTCCAGCTTTCCCAGCAGCCCGCTTATGACGTCGGCGAACGTCTTCGCGAACGGCGTGATGACCGGCAGCAGGTCGCCTACGAGCTTCAGCCCGGCGGCGAACACCTTGAAGGCCTCCGGCGCGAACGCGGCAGACATCTTCCCGAACTCGGTGACAAGGTTCTGGATTCCGCCGAGTGCCCCCTGCTCGGCCTGCGGCATCTGCTTCAGCTGGTCCTTCACCAGCTGCAGGTTCAGCGCGGCGTTCTTCAGCGCCGTCGCGTTGGTCTTGGTCGGGTCGGCGTTTTCTTTCGCCTGCGCGGCCTGGTAGGCCAGCTGCGCGGTGTTCAGCGCCGTGTAGGCGGTCTCGACTTTCTTGACGGCGGGGGCGGCCAGCAGCGCGAACGCGCCCGCTCCGGCTCCGGCGGCGGCGAACCCGGAGATGAGGCCGGTCACCTCGACCAGGGCCGCGCCGAGCGCCGGGACGATGGCCAGCAGCGCCGGGAGCGGAATCGGGCCGATCGACCCGGCGCCGCTCTCGCCAGCCGCGGCGGCATCCCCGGCGGCGGAGCCGCCCAGGTTGCCCCCGCCGCCGCCGGACAGTTCCCTGCTGATAATGTCCCCGGTCGCCTTGGCCTCGGCGGCCATCACGGCCAGTTTCGCCTTGTATTCCGTGTCGTCGATCTTCGCCGTGAACTCGGGAAAGGTGGCTTTCAATTTCTCGGCCCGCAGCCGGATGTCCTCGATCGTCTTAGTCGCCTTGGCCGACAGCACCTGCATTTCCATCGGCTTGGCCGCTGCATCAGCTACGGATTTGAACTCTCCGCGGAAAACCTGCAGCTTGGCCGTGGCCGCCGCGGAATCCACTTTCAGGGCGTAAGTGGGGAACGCCTCTTTCAAGGCCTCGGCACGGGCGTCGATCGCGTCGAGCTTAGCCTTACTCTCCGTGTCCCCCGTAACACTAAGGTCGATCTCGACGCTCTTGACCACCAAGGCTGGGCCTCCGATCAAGATCGTCGTTTAGAACAAGGTCAGTCGTTCACCTGCTTCTGCTTGGCGCTGGTCCACCAGCAGTTTCGCGGTTTCCAGTGCGTCCGCGATGCGCCGCAGCCGGGCGGGATCGTCCTGCGCCCTGCCGATCGCGACGTTGCAGCCGCCGCACGCCAGGCCCCGGCGGCAGATCCGGCATGAGTAGTTTCGCGGGCAGCAGCGATGGTCATGCTCGATGACCGCCGTGTCTTCGGTAAGTTCATCGCCGCACAGGTAGCACCGGCCATCCTGCGCGGCGTACATCGTCGCCCAGTCGCCAGGCGACATCCCGTGCCTGGCGCGCATCCGCCATGTGCGCATGGATTCGCCGTTGCGGACGGCCCAGCGGCGATTCTGGGCAAGTATTTTCTCCGGATCTTGCGCATATCGCGCGCGTTTGTATGCCCGGTATTTCTCAGGGTCAGCAGCCCGCGCGCGCCGCTTATAGTTACGGTCGTACTCGCGCCACCGCTCGGGATCCCTAGGATTGGCCGCGTTGTAGGCGCGCTGCTTCTCCAGGATCCGCTCGCGGTTCCGGAGGTAATATTCGTGCCTCTTCGCGGGATCCCGGTTCTGCGCTTCATACTCGCGCTGGCGATCGAGAAGTCTTTCGCGGTTCCGGAGGTAATACTCGCGCTTGTAGGCGCGCCGCTGCTCAGGATCGAGAGCCTGCCGCTCGCGGATCTTCTCGCGGTTACGGAGGTACCACTCATGCTGGTATGCGCGTCGATCAGGCGTTTGCGCCATCGCCGTTCTCCCTGGATAGCGGGTGCCCCCCGCTCCAGGGAAGGACAGGAGGCACCCGCCTTCATCTTACGTAGTCGGGAGACATTCGCCCTTATCAGCCGTCGTGATAGCCCATATCTCTCGTCCAGTCGTCAACAACGCCGGCGAAGATCTCCAGCATCTCGTCTTCCATCGCGTCGATCGCCTCGAGAAGAAACGGTCGCGGGACCTGCCTCACCCACGTCCAGTGCTCGCGCGGCCCGTGCCCGTAGACGGGGTGGGCGATCGGCGCACCCGACTCGCGGCCCTCCATCGTGTAGGCCTGGGGCGCGGCAGACCCGCCTGCCGCGATGGTGATCCGCGACCCGCCGCCTTGCAGCCGGACGGATGCGGGCACGCGCCGGGACCAGCGGGCCGAGGACGCCCGCGCGAAGTCGGCGACGGGCTGGGCAGCGCGACGCAGCCGGTCGGCGAGGATGGCCTGGTCCGTTCCTGGCATGACGGGTCACTCCTTGCGGTAGTTACTGCCTTCGGGTAGAGTAGTAACTACCGATCAGGAAGGGATCTGAGATGATCGACAAAGAGGCCGTTATAGCGAGAGTGCTTGCCGACCCGTTCACCCAGGCCGTCAACACCGACGGTGGCGAGGCTGCCGCCGACTTCATTCGCAACGCCAAAGCGCGGAACGCTCGCAGCCAAACCGAGAAGGATGCATCGCGGCGCGCGAACGCCGAGCGATGCCTGGCGCAGGTCAATGCCAGGTAAGAACAAGACGCCGCTGATCGGCTGGCACTCAGCCGACCCGGCCCTCAAGCCCTGGATCGAAGCTGAGTCCGCGCGCCGGGGGCAGACGGTCCGGGAATTCCTTGATGAGGTACTGGCCCGCGCACGGCGCGAGCAGGAGCGAGACGATGAGAACCGCTAGACCCCTGGCTGTCCTGGCAATCGCCACGGCGATTCTTACCCTGACCGCGTGCGCCGGCGCAAGCGCCCCTGCCGGCCAGTCTGCCGACGTCAGCGCCTGCCAGCATTACTACGCGCAGAAGGCGGCGTACGCGAAGAACGCGACCATCCCCGGCGTGCTGACGCTGGACAGCGGCGTCACCGCCGACGCGGCGCTGGCGGACGGCAGCCTGAAGACGGACCTCCTGGCGTTCCACGACGTGATCCAGGCCGAGTTCGCCGGGCACAGCGCGGATGGCCGTGCCGTCGTGCAGAAGATCGAGGCCGCGTGCACCGCGCTCGGCGTGAAGCCATGAGGATCGGCGTGTCATCGTCCGGCCGGTGGTGGATCTCCGGCGGACCGCTGTTCTGGCTGCTGTACCTGCTCGGCGTGCTGGTCGTGCTGCTGTTCGCGGCCGTCTGGTACCTGCTCAGCGTCCCGGTGCGGCTGTGCGTGCTGGCGTACCGGGCAATCGCCGCGCGCAGGCAGTCGCCGTGATGGCCGGGGGAAGACTATGGACTGCAGCCGAGGACGAATACATCGCCCGGGAATATCCTCACGCCGACCTTGATTCGATATCTGCGGCCATCGGCCGTACCCGCAAGGCTATCCACCAGCGCGCGTCGAAACTCAGCCTGCCACGCAAAAATCCTCGCGACTGGCCAGATGCAGACGTGGAGTTCGTTCGCCGCAATTATCCCGCAATGCCGACGAGAGATATCGTCCGGCACCTCGGGCGTCCTTACGAGTCGGTACGCAAGATGGCGGAGAGGCTCGGCATCCGCAAGGAGCGCCGCTTCTACTGGTACACGGTCAACTCGGGAGCTTTCGACCTGCTGTCGCCCGATACGGCCTACGTGGTAGGGATGATCCTCGCAGATGGATGCATACACGACGCGGGCAGGTTCACCATCGCGAACACCGACAAGGAGATCCTTGAGCTTATCGGCAACGCCCTCGGGACAACGCGTCCGCTGCACCCGTACTACAACCCGCCGTACAAACCGGGCTATACGCTGCACATAACTGACCGCCGTATGGTCACAGCCCTGGCAGATCTCGGCATCACGCCGAGGAAAAGCCTCACCGCCCGGCTGCCTGCTGTGCCGGATGAATACTTCTTCGACTTCCTGCGCGGCTATTTCGACGGAGACGGGCACGCTCGCGGGGACGGCAGGCACCTGACGGTGATATTCGCGAGTGGCTCGCGGGGCCTCCTCGCGGACGTCTCTCAAGCTGCCGCCAGGCACCTGGGGCGCGAGCCGCGACCTGTCAGGCCGCACGCGAACCGTCGCGGGTACCTTCTGACATATCACGGCCCGGCTGCGCTTGAGATCGGCGACCGGATGTACCAGCGAGCCGGAGCGCTCTATATGCCGCGCAAGCGCATCCCCTTTGACGCGTACCGGAACTAGCCGGTCACCGGGTTCTTGGCGACCTCTCCGCTGCGATCCGGTCTTCTGCCTCGACCTGATACCAGGCAATCCACTCGGTCAGTTCATGGGAAGTGACGCGCTCAAGCATCTCCTCGACTGAGCAGTGGAAAACATCCCGGGCTACGCCGAAGCAGAATCTTCTGAAAGGTCGCCGCCTGAGTTTTTTGAGAGTTCATCCAGGGCGGCCTGGTTCAGGCCCGACAGCCGGACCGCCACATCCCATATCCGGTCCAGCGCGGCGCCGGACAGCTCGCCGAGCGCGGCGACGTCCTGCTGAGTAAACAAAGGCTCGCCGTCATCCCCGACGATGACCCGGGCGGCGAGCTTGGCGCGTATGTTCTCAGAGTCCTGCACCAGCCGGCCGCCGCGCGGTGTCATGATCGACGCCTCCCACTCGTCCCGCTCCCGGCCCCGCAGTTCCCGCACCAGCACCGAGCCGCCCCATTCGGGCACGGACACGTCTTCGGTCTTGAGGGCCGAAGCCTTCAGGATCGCGTCGCGGTCGAGGTATGCCCCCATCAGGGGATGAGCACGTTGTTGGCGGGGACCTTGGTGATGGAGAACGACACGTCGACGAGTTCCGCAGCGGTCATGTTGCCGTTGACCGCGCTGGTGGTGACCGTCGCAGGGAACACGTCCATCCGCTGGCCCGTGACGTCACCCTCCCACAGCATCACCACGAACCCGATGGTGCCGCGGGGCAGCACCGTGCGCACGTCGCTGCTGGTGCTGGTCGCGTAGATGCTCAGGGAGC